TTAAACCTTTTAATCTACAGGACTTGGACTTAACAAAACCAGAAGATCGTAAAGCCTATCAAGAATATAGGAAAAAACGAGATTCAGGTGCTGTTGAGATTAACTTAAACAAATAAACTTAATAGGTAATAAACATGGCAAACGAAAGCACAAGTTCTACGCTATCGGAACTATACACTGAGATAGTAGCAGAGGCTCAATTCGTTGCATCAGAACAATCTATCATGAGAAATCTTGTAAGAAATTATGCGATTACAGGTGGTGGAAAAGTTGTAGAAGTTCCTGTATATGGAACAGTATCTGCATCTGCTGTAGCTGAAGCAACTGATTTAAGTAATACTGCAATTAACCCAACATCTGTAAGCATAACTGCTTCTGAAGTTGGTATCATGACAACTCTAACTGATTTAGCAAGAAACTCTGCTCCAAGAAATGTAGCTGGAGATATTGGTAAATTATTTGGGGAAGCTATTGCAAAGAAAATCGATACTGATTTAACTGCAAAATTTGATGGCTTCTCACAAGAAATCGGAGATGGTACAACTGCTCTTAGCCCAGCAAACATTTTTAATGCTGTTGCTATTCTAAGAAAAAATGCAGTTCCATCAACTGATATGTCAGCTGTTGTACACCCACTTAACGCATACGACTTAAAAGCTGGTTTGACTAATACTTTTGCAAACGCAAATGCAAATGATTTATCAAACGAAGCATTAAGAACAGGTTATGTTGGTAGTTTAGCTGGTGTTAAAATATTTGAAACTTCAAATATGGCTGACACATCTGGTAACAATCCAGGTACTACAGGCGATTACAAAGGTGCTGTATTTCATAGAGATGCACTAGCACTAGCAATGATGCAAGACATCAAAATCGAAACTCAAAGAGATGCTTCTCTTAGAGCAGACGAGATTGTGGCTACTTCTGTATATGGTACAGGGGAAATTCACGATACTTATGGTGTTGAGATCAATGTTGACTCATCTATCCAATAGTAGGATACTTTGTGAGGGCGAGAAATCGCCCTTACAATTAACTTAGGAGATTTATGGTAAAAATAATATTATCTAATGAAAAAATGATTACCCTAACAAGAGGTAATAAAACTATCACAAGAAGTGAAATAGATTATGAAACTAATAAAGCTATGTATGATTTTAGAGGTTTTAAAGTTACATCTAATGATGTAAAAGAGAATACTAAAGAAGTAGATCAAACTTTTGAAAATGAAGCAAAAGTAATACCTCTTATAAAGAAAAGAAAAAAAAGAAAGAAAAAAGATGAATAAAATAATTATAATGAAAGCTAAAAAGTGGTCTAAATGGGTTTGGATTAAGGCTAAAAATAATCCAATGTATTCAATACCTTTAGTTTTAGTAATTGCTTATTTAATTTGGAAGTAAATTATGGCTAATTATACAGGTGCTAATGTTATAACAACATCAGATATACAAAAGTATCAACCTGATGCGTTTGATTTTGGTATCTCTACAACTGCTACAGAAACAACTAATTTTCTAGCACAAACTACTAATGATATTTTTAGAGCATTAAGAGTAGAATGGTGGCCTGTATATAAAACAAACATATTCACAGATATAACAGTTCTAAATACTGCTGAGATGGTTAATACAAAAGTTAATTTAGATCAGTTTGAACGTGCTGGTGTTTATCTATTTCTTGGAAGATTTTATTTACCAGCATTAACTAAATTTAGACCAGAAACAGAAAAAGATAGATTTGAAAGAATGCAAGAATATTACATGAGCCAATACAATATCGAATGGAGAATGATATTAGAAGATGGTGTAGAATATGATGTAGATGCAGATGGAACTATCGTATCTAATGAAAGAGAACCTTTACATGGATTTAGACGATTGACTAGATAATGGCTGTCGATCTAAAGATAAAATCTAATAATAAGCAAGTAGCAAGAAAATTTAAAAAGTTTCAATCAGTATTACCTAGAATAATTGACAAAGGTCTTAAACAAGCTGGTTTTCAATTATTAGATATTATTAGAACTAAAACACAAAAAGGACAGGATTTTAGAGATAGACGATTTGCACCTTATAGTTCTAGTTATTTAAAAAAATTAAACAAAGAGGGTAAATCAACAAATGTAGATTTATTTTATTCTGGTAGAATGTTGGGAAGTTTAACACCTAATAGTTCTGTAAAAAAAACAGGAAAACACAAAGTATCATTAGGTTTTAGTAATTCTCAAATGAGGCAAAGAGCATTATTTAATCAAGTATTGAATGACCCTAAAAGAGAATTTTTTGGCTTTAACAATAGAACAGAAAAGATTATAAGTAAGCAGTTCAACAGATTTGTAGAAAAAGAATTAAGAAAGTTTAGAATATGAGTGTAAGAGAAAATATAGCATCTAATTTATTGTCAGTTATATCAGCAATATCTAGCCCAGATATTATAAAAGCAACTAGACAACCTTTTCAATTAGACGAATTATCAGATAAACAATATCCAGCAGTAATAGTTCAAACATCAGAAGAAAACAGAGATGATTCTGAATTAGGAAGTGGTGCTAAAACAAGACATGGAACTATTGATTTTGTAGTATTAGGATTTGTTAAAGGTGCTGAGGCCAATATAGATACGAAAAGAAATGAATTAATTACAGCTATTGAAACTGCAATAGAAACTGATATTACTCGAAGTGGTAATGCACTTGATTCTGAAGTTATACAAGTAGAAACTGACGAGGGTTCTTTATTTCCTGTTGGTGGAATAAGAATGACTATTAGATGTATGTATGAATATCAAGCTGGAACACCATAGGAGAATAAATGACTACTAAAATTATAAACAGAATAGAAAAGAAAATAGACCAAATAGAAAAATTACACGATAAAGAGTCTATGTTATGTGAAGAAGTAAAAGACTTATTAGCTGAATTAAAAGAAAACCAAGAAGATGAAAGTCAAGAATGGGAAGAAGATTTAGATGATGATGATTTTGAAGAAGATGAAGAAGATATTGACGAAGAAGATGAAAAGTAATAAAAGGACTTATGGCTAAAGATATTAAGTTATATAAAGATGGGAATGAAGTTGTTATTAACGAAACTCAACTTGATAATTTTTTAGATTTAGGTTGGAAAAAAGAACAAAACAATATATCAACAAGCAAAAAGGAAAATAAAAAATGGCAACACACTTTGGAAAAGAAGGAGTAGTAACTGCTGGTGGAACAGGTATAGGCGAACTAACAGGTTACACACTTGAAACTACTGCTGATGTTGTAGAAGATACTCAATTATCAGATGCAACAAAATCATTTGTAGCTGGAAGAACATCATTCTCTGGTACTTTAGAAATGAGTTATGATGAAACTGATTCTCCACAACAAACATTAACTGCTGGAACTACAATAGCTTTTATTTTAGCACCAGAGGGTAATTCTTCAGGAGATGAAACTTTTACAGGTTCAGGAATTGTTACAGGAATGAGTGTCAATGTTTCTTTAGATGGAATAACTACTAGATCAGTTACATTTCAAGGCACAGGTGGATTAACTAGAGGTACTGTCTAATCCTATAATTTATGTCAGTTATTGATAGAGTAAAGACTCATTTTGAAACTCTTAAAACTATTACTATTGAAGTTGAGGAGTGGAAAGACGAGCATGGTAATCCGAGTATATTTTATTCTGAACCACTTACCCTTGAAGAAAAAAACATTATCTTTAAGAAATCTAACAACTTTCAAGATTTAACTATTCTTGTTGATTTGCTTGTAATGAAACTTCAAGTCAAAAATGACAAAGGAGAGATGATTAAAGCTTTTGAACCATTTGATAAACTTGCTTTAAAAAAGAAAGCAGATTCTAATGTTATTTCAACTATTGCTAATAAAATACTTTTAGATTCTAATTACGAGGAAGCCGAAAAAAAGTAGATAGCGACCCTAACACAAGGTCGCTTTTAGTTGTTGCAGATAGACTACACATCACAATTCAAGAAGTTTTAGATATGCCTGTAAGCCATTATAATCTTTGGTTAGCTTACTTGAAAAAAGAGCAAGATCAGTATAAAAGAAATCAATCACTACCAGAAGCAAGGAATTTAAAATAATGGCACAAAGACTCAATATAGATGTAGTAGCAAAAGATAAATCGAAACAGGCCTTAAATGGTGTTCAGAGTAATTTATCTAAAGTTAAAAGTGCTGTATTTAATTTGCAAAATGCTTTTATTGGTCTTGGTACAGGACTTGCAGTTAGATCATTAGTTAATACAGGAAAACAAATTGAGGGATTACAAGTTAGATTAAAATTCTTATTTGGTTCTGCTCAAGAGGGTGCAAGAGCATTTGATGAAATGTCAAAATTTGCATCTAAAGTTCCTTTTTCACTAGAAGAAATACAATCAGGTTCAGGAGTATTATCAGTAGTTTCTAAAGATGCGAAAGAACTTGCACATCTTATGGAGATCACAGGGAATGTTGCATCTGTTACAGGATTAGATTTTAGAACAACAGCAGAACAAATACAAAGATCAATGAGTGCTGGTATTAGTTCAGCAGATATTTTTAGAGAAAAAGGTGTTAGAGCCATGCTTGGTTTTAAAGCTGGTGCAACAGTATCAGTAGAAGAAACAGCACAGGCATTTAAAAGAGTATTTGGTAAAGGTGGTCAATTTGGAAGTGCTACTGATGAATTAGCAAAAACATTTGAGGGAACTTTATCTATGATAGGAGATTCATTCTTTAATTTAAAAAGAAGAATACTAGATGCTGGTTTTTTTGATGAACTTAAAATACAATTTCAAACACTAGATAAATTTATTAAAGAGAATGAAAAAAGTTTTAATGAATTTGCAACAACAGTAGGACAAGGTTTAGCAAGTGCATTAAGAGGAGTAGTTTCAGTTTTAAAATTTTTCCATAATAATATGACAGCTATTATAGAAACTATAAAAATCTTAATAGGATTTGCATTAATTAAATTCTTTTTAAATCTATCTATTGCCATCAAAGGTGCAACTGTATCTATGTTAGCTTTTAATAGTGCAACAAGGAAAAACTTATTAATAGGTGCTGGTGCTACAATCATAATGAATATACAGAAAATCATTGATCTTATTACAGAACTAACAGGAAAAGAAGTTGATGCTAAAGATGAAGCTGAAAAAATGAAAGAAATATATATTGATACTCTACCACCTATATTTGAAGCTATGACTACAATGCAAAAATTTAAAAAAGCTGTAGCTGAAACAGTTGAAAAGGTAAGAGAATTAACTAATAAGCGATTAGAAGAATTAAAAAAGAAAGCTGAAAGTATTAAAGATATAATTGCTCAAGGTTTTGTAGGTGGAATTAAAAAAATGTCAAATGCTCTTGCAGAAGCTATTGTGTTAGGTAAAAGTTTAGAGGAATCATTTAGAAAAATGGCACAATCACTTTTAGTTAAAATACTTTCTCAATTAATAGAAGAAATTGCCTTAATGGGAATAAAAAAAATATTAAAAAAAGAAGAAGAAAATACTGAAGCTAAAATATTAAACACATTAAAATCTCAAAACACAGAACGAAAAAGAGCAATATTCTTTAATGCGTTAGGTGGTGGTGGTGGTGGTTTTCCAGGATTTGCTTCAGGTGGTGCAGTATCTAAAGGACAACCAATAGTAGTTGGAGAACAAGGTGCAGAAATGTTTGTACCAAACTCAACAGGTCAAATAACACAATCAGCTAGAGGCACAGGAAATGGTGGAAGTACAACAGTTAATTTTAATATTAATACAGTAGATGCTTCTGGCTTTGAAGAATTGTTAGTTAGATCAAGAGGAACTATTACACAATTAATTAATAATGCAGTTAATGAAAGAGGGAGTAAAAACTTAATTTAATGTCAGGTGCTTTTCCTATATCAACTGCTAAATTTGGAACTTTAGGAATAAAGTCAATTCAAAATACTATTATCTCTAAAACAGTATCAGGTAAAAGATTAGTAAGACAAATAGATAACCAAAGATTTGCTTTTACAGTTCAAATTATTACTGCAAAAAGATCAGATGTATATGGAGATTTAATGGCTTTTATAATGAAACAAAGAAGTCAAAAAGAAACTTTTACAATTATCCCACCAGAAATAGAAGATGCTAGAGGTAATGTAAGTGGAACTGTTTTAGTTAATGGTGTTCATGCAGTTGCAGATACAACAATTACTGTTGATGCTATGACAGGCACATTAAAAGCTGGAGATTTTATCAAGTTTGCTTCACATAATAAAGTATATATGGTTGTCGCAGATGTTACAGCAGATGGTTCAAATGAAGCAACAGTTACAATAGAGCCACCTTTACTTATAGCACTAGCAAATGATTCAGTAGTTACTTATGACAATGTTCCTTTCACAGTTTCTTTAACAACAGACATTCAAGAATTTGGAGTATCAGGTGCAGATAAAGATGGTAATTTATATTATGAGTTTCAATTTGATGTAGAAGAATCTCTATAGTGAAAAAATATAAAATAACCCACAAGATAACTGCCGATTTTATTGCTGAAATTATTGTTAATGAAGATGAAATAAATGCTAGTATTAACGATCTTAAAGAATACAAGAAACCTAATAGCAAATTTGAATATACTATGTTAAAAGGTACAGAAAGTGTAACTCAAACAACATACGAACAATATGACGAGAAGCCTAACGACAGCAGTAAAGAACGAAATAGCGACTAATGATATTAGGCCTATTCATCTTATTACTATTGGGTTTGCTACTCCTGTTAATATAACAGATTGTTCATTTGATTTAACTTCTTCAGTATCAGGCTCATCAGTTACTTATTCAGCATCAGATCATTTATTAGGTATATCTGACTTTTCTGAACAAACAGATGTTAGTAAATCTAGTATTACTTTAACTTTATCTGGTGCAGAACAATCATTTATTTCAGTAGTATTAAATGAAAATGTTATTAACGATACTGTAACTATTTTTAGAGGATTATTAGATGATGATAACACAATATTTGCTGACCCTTTTTTACTTTATAAAGGAAGTATAGAAAACTTTGAAATACAAGAACAACCTAAATCAAGTACACTATCATTATCTATCGTATCTCATTGGGCAGATTTTAATAAAAAGAATGGTCGTAAAACAAACAATACATCACAGCAAAGATTCTTTAGTACAGATGTTGGTATGGATTTTAGTTCTCAAACAGTACAAGATATTAAATGGGGTAGAGAGTAATGCAAGATATTATATCACTATACAGAAACTATCCTAAATATAATAATCTACATGATCTTGATTTACAACATCACATCAAGCCAAGTATATATCTTAACCAATACAAAAAACATTATCATAATGATAAATTAATAGGCTTCACTAATTGGGCTTATCTTTCTGATTATGCTTTTAATCATTTTAAACAAACAGCTAAAATAAAATATACTGAATGGAACTCTGGTACTAATTTAGTATTTGTAGAATTTATTGCTATTACAAATGTTAGAAAAATTTTTAAATGGTGTATTGATATGGCCAACAAATTTAAAGGTATTAAAGATAATTTTACTTGGTTAAGAGTAGAAGATAATCAAATTAAAAGAATGATAGTTAAGGATATATAATGGGTGGAATTGTAAGTAGTGTTGTTAGTGCTGTAAGTAGTGTTGCTTCTAGTATTGGTGGTTTTATAGCTGGTGGAAACCCTTTAGTATCTTTAGGTATATCTTTATTTTTAAGTTGGGCATTAAGACCAAAAGCACCTGATATTCCTGACTTTGCAACTAACGAATTTGATGATTTCGAAAAAGGTATTTTAGTTAATAAACAATCTAATGACGCAAATATTCCTGTAATTTTTGGAGAAAGACTTACAGGGGGAGTTAGGATTTTTATGGAAACTTCGGGAACTGACAATACATATTTATATATGGCTATAGTAATGTCAGAGGGAGAAATAAACGATATAGAAGAAATAAGAGTAGATGATAAAGCTGTTACTTGGGCAAGTTCTTTATCAGATGGAACAGAAGTAGAAGTAGGTAGTGGAGATAGTAATTTTTTTAAAGCTGACCCAACTGTTGAGGGTTCAAGTGCAGAAAGTTTAATTAGAGTAGAGCCTCACTATGGAACAGATGGCCAATCAGCATCATCTTTACTTTCAACATTATCATCTTGGGGAAGTAATCATAAATTATCTGGCTTATGTTATATAGCTTTAAGATTTAAATGGAATCCTGATGCCTTTACAGGAATTCCAAAAGTACAAGCTAAAATACAAGGAAAGAAAGTTGTAGCTTATAACTCTAGCCTACAAGCACAATCGTCAGCTTATTCTACTAACCCAGCTTGGTGTTTATTAGATTATTTAACAAATGCTAGATATGGAAAAGGATTAGCAGTTAGTGAAATAGATTTACAAAGTTTCTATGATGCTTCACAAGTTTGTGTAACACAAGTAACACCATATTCAGGTGGTAGTGATATAAATATATTTGATATTAATACTGCATTAGATACATCAAGACCAATCATAGATAATGTTAGAGAGTTCTTAAAAGGTTGCAGAGGTTATTTACCTTATAATGCTGGTAAATATAATTTGATTATAGAAACAACAGGAAGTGCATCAATCACATTAACAGAAGATAATATTATAGGTGGTTATTCATTATCAACTCCTACAAAAAATGACAGATTCAACAGAGTTATAGTTGGTTTTGTTGACCCAGCAAGAAACTTTCAAGTCAATGAAGTACAATGGCCACCAATAGATGATTCAGGATTAACAAGTGCTGATAGACACGCAACAATGAAAACTGCTGATGGTGGATTTTTATTAGAGGGCAGATTTACATTCTCAACTTTAACTTCAAAATATCAAGCAGAGGAAATGGCAGAAGTTATTTTAAGAAGAAGTAGAGATGCTTTATCTTTAGGAATTAATGTGGATTTTAATGGTTACGATTTAGCCATAGGAGATATTGTAAATATTACACATTCAAGTATTGGCTTTGATGCTAAACCTTTTAGAGTTCTTGGAATTACTTTTAACAGAGATTTAACTGTAGGATTATCACTTGTTGAATACCAAGCTGGTCATTATACTTGGGCAACTAAAACACAAGTTACAGCAACACCATCAACTAACTTACCTAATCCCTATACTATTCAACCACCAGCAAGTGTAACTTTAGATGATACTTTAGTTGAATATAATGATGGAACTGTAATTGTAGCTTTAGATGTATCAATAGGTGCTTCTCCTGATAAATTTGTTGATTACTACCAAGTAGAATACAAGTTAAGTACAGATTCAGATTTTATAATTTATGCACAAGGTTCAGGATTAAATCATAGAGTATTAAATGTAATTGACCAAAAAATTTATGATGTAAGAGTTAAAGCTGTTAATAGCTTTGGAGTATCATCAACTTATGTATCAGCACAAAGAACAATAGTTGGTGCTATTGAACCACCTAGTGATGTAGAAGATTTTGCTTGTAATATTGTAGGACAAGAGGCTCACTTATCATGGACACAAATACCTGATCTTGATTTAGCATATTATAATTTAAGATTTAGTGAAGAAACTGATGGAACTGCTGATTGGCAGAACTCAGTAGCATTAGTAGAAAAAGTATCAAGACCAGCAACTTCAATATCTGTACCAGCTAGGGCTGGAACTTATCTTTTAAAAGCAGTAGATAAACTTGGTAACTTTAGTTCAAATGCTACAGCAATTATTTCTAATGTTACAGGAGTTGCTAATTTTAACACAATTACAACACAATCAGAACACCCTACATTTGCTGGAACTTTAACTAATACTGTAATTACAGATGATGCTATTGAATTAGATTCTTCTGAATTATTTGATAGTGCGTCAGGTAACTTTGATGCTGAAACAACTAGATTTTTTGATTCTGGTGTTGCTAATGCAGACTTCTTTGCAAGTGGTAATTATTTATTTGCAGATGTAATTGATATAGGTGCTAAACACACAGCTAGAATTACTGCAAGTTTAACTCAAACATCAGATAATCCAGATGACTTGTTTGATAATAGATCAGGTAATTTTGATTCTGCTTCTTCTAACTTTGACGGAGATACACCAGCTAATGCAAATGCACATTTAGAAATAGCAACAAGTGATGATAATTCTACCTTTACTGCTTTTCAATCATTTGTAATTGGAGATTACACAGCTAGATATTTTAAATTTAGAGTAGTATTAATTTCAAGAGATGGTGCTTCTACACCTAGAGTTTCAGCAGTAACAGTAACGATTGATATGCAAGATAGAATATTTAGTGGAAATGATATAGTATCTGGTGCTGGAACTAAAACTGTTACATTTACAAATCCATATAAAACTGTTAATTATGCACTTGGAATTACAGGACAAGGAATGTCAACAGGAGATTATTTCTTGGTAGAAAGTAAAACCATTAATGGATTTAATGTAACATTTAAAAATTCAAGTAATACAGCAGTATCAAAAACATTTGATTTTATTGCAAAAGGGTTTTAAAAGGAGTATAAAACAATTATGTCACAACACGATTACGATATAGCTAACCAATCTTTTCCAGCTTTTAGAACTGATCTAAACAATGTTCTAGGTGCTATAAATACATCTAACTCAGGTTCATCAAGACCAAGTGGTGCAGTAGCTGGTACAATATGGCTAGATACAACATCAGCAACTACTCCTACTCTAAAATATTATGATGGTGCAGATGATATATCTCTTGCAACTTTAGACCATTCAGCAAACACAGTTAATTGGTTAGATAGTTCAGTTTCATTTGATATAGTTTCAGATACTTCTCCACAATTAGGTGGTCAATTAGATGTTAATGGTAATGCTATTGGAGATGGCACTTTAGAACTATTAAAGTTTTCTGAAACAGGTAGTGCAGTTAATGAATTTACAATCGCAAATGCTTCAACAGGAAATAACCCTGTCTTATCTGCAACAGGGGGAGATACTAATGTTGGAATAGAATTTACCACAAAAGGTACAGGAACAATTAAATTTAACGATCTAGCTTACATTCCACAACAAGCATTAACATCATCATCAAATGCAGTAGCTTGGGATACACAGGCAAAGCCAAACGCATATCATTTAACAACAGAAAACACTACTTTTGGTGTACCAACTAATCCTATTGAGGGTGCTTTTATTTGTATAGAGATTAATTATAATGGTTCACACACTATTGCTTTTAATACTGTATTTGAATTCGCTGGAAGCACAGCACCAACCTTTACTTCAGCAGATAGTAAAACTGATATTTTAGTTTTTAAATACAATGGTGCTATCTGGCAAGAAGTTGGAAGAACATTAAACCTTAGTGAAAGTTAAAATATGTACGCATTAGTAGAAGATAGTTCAGTAACAAAAATAATAACAAATCCTAAAACTATGGTTATAGGAGATGTAAGATACCCAGCTAAAATATTTCAGTTATGGTCAGCTTCAGAATTAAATGCAATAGGTATTTATGAAGTAACAACTGACAGTACAAACTTTAAAGATGAGAAATGGTACATCAACACAAATGAATCTTACGCATATTCAAGTGGTACAGTTACTAGATCGTGGGGAACTGCTACACCTAAAGCACATGC